ACAACTAGGAGAAAATTATGGGAACAACAACTTTTTCAGGTCCAGTTAGATCCGAAAATGGATTTCAAACTATAACAAAAAATACATCCACTGGTGCAATAACTGTTACAAGTGGAGATAAAATGGCAGTAGAAGCCACTGGTGGTGCAGGTATTGAAGGCACAGCAGCAGTATATGTGACACAAGTAAATAGATTAAAAAGTGATGTAACAACAAATGTTAATATTGTTAAAACAACTATTATGATTGATTTAACTGGTCTTAAAGATGGTGGGACTGCTGGAGACATTATCGGTAAAGATGGCTCTGGTGTAGCTTTTATTGGACAAGTAACAACTGCTAACCAAGGCACTGTTTTTGGTGTAACTATGACTTGTCTTGAAACACCTGCTGGTGGTAGCACAGATATTGATTTATTTTCGGCAACTGAAGGCACTGGTGTTAATGACACTGCAATCGGAGACCTTACTGAAACACAAATTATTAATGCTGGTGCTTCATCTGCTGGTACAGTAGTCGCTGGTGGTGATATAGCTGCTGACCAGTTTTTATATTTGGTAAGTCAAGGTACTGGCGATGCTACTTATACTGCTGGTAGATTTTTAATAACGATTACTGGTTTTGATGCAGCTAGTTAATAGGGGAATATTATGAACTCAGATATAGGAGCAAAAACTTTAACTAGCACTGGAACTATTCAGTCTGGTCGAACAAGGTTGCTATCTATTTATTATGTGGGTCATGCGTCAGCAGGTAGTTTAACATTTAAAGATGGTGGTGGAAGTGGCACACAAAAACTTGTCATAGCTACACCAGCTTCAAGTGCTGCTGACCAATATCAAGTGGATATGCCTTTAGATGGAATACTATTTAAAACTGATATGCACTTGACTATTAGCAATGTAACCTCTGTTACTGTTTTTGTAACACCGATTACTGCTGATACTGATAATGGATAGTTATACGGAAGAATTACTTGGATTAAAGCGAGGTGGGATGCCACCTCGCAACAAGAAGTATTTTAGAAGCACAAAGTCTGGAGCTGGTATGACGAAAGCTGGTGTTGAAAAATACCGAAGAGATAATCCTGGTTCTAAATTAAAAACCGCAGTTACTAAAAAGAAAAACTTAACAAAAAAAGAGAAGGCTAGAAGAAAATCATTTTGTGCTAGAAGTTTAGGACAGATGAAAAAATTTCCGAAAGCAGCTAAAAATCCTAATTCTAGATTACGACAAGCTAGAAGAAGATGGAGATGTTAAATGAAGTTGTCTGATAATTTTAGTTTGTATGAATTTACTAAATCTCAAACAGCGATAAGACATAACATAGATAATACACCAACAGAAAAACAAATATTTAATTTAAGAAATTTGTGTGTACATGTATTACAACCAGTTCGTAATAATTTTTTGCAACCAGTAATAATTTCATCTGGTTTTAGATGTGCAGAGTTAAATATTAAAATTGGTGGTAGTATTAAATCACAACATGTGCAAGGTCAAGCAGCAGATATTGAGGTAGTCGGAGTAGATAATTCTCATTTATCTAGTTACATAAAAGATAATTTAAAATTTGACCAATTAATTTTAGAATTTTATGATGGGGTAGACCCACACTCTGGATGGGTGCATGTATCGTATAGTACAGAAAACAATAGATTAAAATACATGGAGGCTTATAAAAACGAAGAAGGCAAAACAAAATATAGAGTTAAATAAATGCCCATAGGTAGAAGTCAAATGAGACAACAAGTTTCTAAACCACCACAGAAAAAAAAGTGGTCGATGAAACGTAAGAAAAAAATTAACTGTGCTAGACCAAAAGGGTTTAGTGAGAGAGCTTATTGCCAAGGTAAAAAGAAGAGACAACGCAAGTAGACAAGTAAGGTCTAGATTGATATTATTAGAAAAGGATGAAAAAATGACAAAATTATGTGAAAGAGGAAAAAGAGCTGCTAAGAAAAAATTTAAGGTTTATCCGTCAGCCTATGCAAATGCCTATGCTTCAAAAATATGTGCGGGAAAAATTAAAGACCCTAGTGGTGTAAAAAGAAAAGATTTCAAAGGACCAAAACCAGTTAAATTAGGAGGCGAAATGAAAAAACCAGTGAAAAAAGCAGGATTAGGTTTACTAATGGCAGTAAATGAAATTAGAAAACAAGGAAAGAAGGAGGGCAGGAGACAAGCTCAAGAAGGTCAAAGTCAAGACAAACAATACCAAGAGTATTTAGCTACAAAAAATGTTTCTGAACCTAAAAACATGAATACTGGAGATTTAGCTGAGCTTACAGATAAATTTGAAGGTCATGATGTAAATGGAAGCTCTATTAAAGGAGAATATGGAATTAACTCTAGTATGAGAAATTATTACAAAGATTTACTAGGCTAATGGCAAAAAGTGGGTTAAAAAAATGGTTTGCCCAAAAGTGGGTAGACATAGGAAGTAAAAGAAAAGATGGTTCATTTGCACCTTGTGGAAGAAGTAAACAAAAAGCAGATGCGAAAAGAAAATATCCTAAATGTGTTCCTTTAGCAAAAGCTAGAAGAATGACAGAAGGACAAAGAAAAAGTGCAGTGAGTAGAAAAAGAGCAAAAGCTCAAGGTGTTGGTGGTAAACCAACAAATGTTAAAACTTTTGCAGTCGAAGGTGGACTAGCAGATTATTATAAAGGAATATTATGATGAGTGTACTAGATTATATAGAAAAAGCTAAAAATAAAATAAAAAAAACAAAGGAAGATGCAAAAAGAAGAGGAGGAAGAGAACGAAAAACTGGCTCTGGTCTATTAAGTGGTACAGACCCTAAAAGAAAAACAAC